AAGCGCATGAAAACTTCATGCCGTTTGTGCATCATGTGTATGACAACTTCATCGAGGGCCGTCATCACCGCATTATAGCTAAAAAACTTGAGGCCGTGGCTCGAGGAGAGCTCAAGCGTTTAATAATTAACATGCCACCTCGACATTCCAAGTCTGAGTTTGCAAGCTACTTGATGCCTGCTTGGTTCTTGGGCCGTAATCCAAAGCTAAAGATCATACAAGCTACACACAACACGGAGCTTGCGGTGCGTTTTGGCCGTAAGGTGAGGGATTTAATTGATGATCCTGAGTACAAAGTTATTTTTCCTGAGACAAATCTTAAAGAAGACAACAAAGGCGCGGGTAAATGGGGCACTGACAAGGGCGCAGAATACTTTGCTGCGGGTGTTGGGGCTGCAATTACTGGCCGTGGTGCGGATTTACTGGTTATTGACGACCCTCATTCAGAGCAGGACGCATTAAGCGAGAGTGCTTTTGACAATGCCTACGAATGGTACACCTCTGGACCTCGCCAGCGTCTTCAGCCTGGCGGCGCAATCATAATTGTTATGACAAGGTGGGGAAAAAAGGACTTGACAGGGCGATTATTGGCCCAGCAGGGCGGCGATGTCATGTCCGACAAGTGGGATGTGGTGGAATTTCCTGCGATTTTGCCCAGTGACAAGCCACTTTGGCCTGAGTTCTGGGAAAAAGACGCATTATTGTCGATTAAGGCGTCCTTGCCCGCCAGTAAGTGGAACGCGCAGTGGCAACAACAGCCTACATCCTCGGAATCTGCGATAATCAAGCGCGAATGGTGGCAGATGTGGGACAAACCCAAGATCCCCCCGTTCAAGTACATCCTTCAGGCGTATGATACGGCATTTTCCAAGAAACAAACGGCTGACTACTCGGCGATTACGACTTGGGGGGTGTTCCAGCCCGAAGAAGGGGGCGCGGACCACGTTATATTGATGGATGCCCAGCGCGGAAGGTGGAGTTTCCCTGAATTAAAAGAAGTTGCCTTTGAAGAATACGAGTATTGGGAGCCAGATATGGTGTTGGTGGAGGCCAAAGCGACGGGTACACCCCTCATTGACGAGTTACGTCTTCGAGGAATACCAGCCTTGGGGTTCTCACCAGGCAAAGGAACTGATAAGGTAAGTCGTATGCACATGGTTGCACCGTTGTTTGAAGCGGGTATGGTATGGGCACCGGAAGACAAATCTTTCGCTGATGACGTAATTGAGGAAGTAGTTTCGTTTCCTAATGGTGACAACGACGACTTTTGTGATAGTATGACATTAGCACTGATGCGTTTCCGTAGAGGTGGGTTTATTTCTCTGGCAGGAGAAGACGACCTTGAGGATGATTGGCGACCCAAAAAGAGGGAATATTACTGATGGCACTACCACCAAACATGGTTGCACCAGGTTTAGACCTTGATGATACAATGGGTCTACCTGACGTAGAGATTTCAATCGATGCGCCGATAGAGTTCCCTGGAGGGGCGGAAGTCATTGATGACGGAATGGGTGGTGCGATTGTACAGCCCATGGATCTGCAACAAGAGTTGATGGCCCAAGAAGAATTGATCCCGTTTGACGCCAATCTGGCAGAGTTCTTGGATGACGGTTCCCTTGGAGAGTTATCCTCCGAGTTGCGTGGATTATACGAAGAGGACCTAGAATCACGGTCCGAGTGGGAAGAAGCGTATGTCAAGGGCTTAGATTTACTTGGAATTAAGATGGACGAACGCTCGACACCGTTTCAGGGGGCGTCTGGTATTACGCATCCGTTGGTTGCGGAGAGTGTCACACAGTTCCAAGCGCAGGCATATAAGGAACTCTTGCCATCAGGTGGGCCAGTTAAGACTGGTGTACTGGGGGACAAGACCCCCGAGCGGGAGGCGCAGGCCACTCGCGTAAAAGATTTTATGAACTACCAGATTACGGAAGTTATGGAAGAGTACGATCCAGACATGGATCAACTCCTGTACTATCTCCCGTTGAGTGGTTCGACATTCAAGAAGGTTTACTACGATCTCACTCGGCAACGGGCGGTAGCTAAGTTCATACCGGCGCAGGACTTGGTTGTTCCGTATTCGGCGTCTGATCTCACTACGGCCAATCGTGTAACGCATGTATTGCGGATGGACGAGAACGAGGTTCGCAAGATGCAGGTTGCGGGGATGTACCGTGACGTTGATCTAAAAACATCGGGGGATGTTGAAGAGGACCCAGTTCGTCAGAAGGTTAACGAGCTCGAGGGGCTATCCAAGAACTACAGCGAGGACGTGCTTACCATTCTTGAGATCCACGCTGATCTTGATATCGAAGGTTATGAGGACATAGACATCGAGACTGGTGAGCCCACTGGCATTCGTCTTCCTTACATTGTTACGATTGACCACACCTCGGGGCAGATACTTTCTATCCGCCGAAACTATTCTATGGATGATCCGCTTCGTCGGAAGCGCCCATACTTCGTACACTACAAGTTTACCCCAGGATTGGGGTTCTACGGCTTCGGCATGATTCACATGATCGGTGGCCTCGGTAGAGCCGCTACAAGCCTGCTACGGCAACTAATAGACGCTGGCACCCTAGCCAACCTCCCTGCTGGATTTAAGGCCCGTGGAGTGCGTGTACGCAACTCTGACGAGCCGCTACAGCCTGGAGAGTGGAGGGACATTGACGCCCCTGGTGGGAGCATCAAGGAGTCTATTGTTCCGCTGCCCTACAAAGAACCGTCAGCCACGTTGGCGCAGATGCTCGGTGGATTGGTTAACGATGGACGTAGGTTCATTGCTTTAGCTGATCAGTCGGTGTCCGATATGGGGCAAGACACTCCTGTAGGGACTACGGTTGCTATGTTGGAACGCGGCATGAAAGTTATGTCTGCAATCCACAAACGGTTGCACTACGCCCAGAAGACCGAGTTTCGGTTACTGGCGCGTATCTTCGCTGAAAACTTACCACCGGTGTACCCTTACGAAGTAACGGGCGCACCCCAACAAGTTAAAGTCGAAGACTTTGACGCACGGATCGACGTCCTCCCCGTCTCAGATCCGAACATCTTTTCGATGGCACAGCGCGTAACGCTGGCTCAGACTCAGCTTCAACTGGCCCAGTCCAACCCGCAAATGCATAATTTACATGCAGCCTACCGGCGGATGTACCAAGCGTTAGAGGTGCAAAACATAGACGAGATCCTGCCACCGCCTCCACCACCCCCACCGCCTCAAGATCCAGCCGTGGAGAATGGGTCGATGATCAACGGGCAAACTCCGCAGGCATCTCCTGAACAGGACCATGACGCACACATTCAAGCGCATTTATCTCTACTGGATCTATCGGTTCTACAAACGGCACCACCTGTATTGGCGGCTGTGTTCTCTCACATCTTCCAGCATATCAGCATGAAAGCGCGTGAGATGGTTGATGCGGAGATCCAAGCGTTAGGCGAAGAGAACATGATGCAGCAGGAAACTGCGATGCAGCAACAGAATCAACAGCTACAGCTTATGGTGCAGGCAGGGGCGATTGATCCTGCGAGTGCCCAGCAGATGGCGGCGCAACAGATGCAACAGCAGGCTCCGCCACAACAGTTTACACCAGAGCAGATTGAGTCTCGAGTAGCTCAGATTGAAGCGGAGTTAACCAAAGAACTTGTACCTATGCTTTCTGCTAAAGGTGCCCCTGACGAAAAAGATCCTTTAGTTGACATTCGCATGGCGGAACTGGCAATTAAAGAAACAGAGGCCGAGCACAAATTAGCGCTTGACCAAGCTAAACTAGAACTGGAGGGCATGAAGATTGAGCAACGTGCCGTCACAGATGCTGCTCGATTGGAACTCCAAGAGCAGATTGCGGATGAGCGAAGTGACGTGAACCGTGAGCGCATTGACGTTCAGCGTCAAGCCACAGAGAAGAAAGCTGAATAAGACGGGGAACAACTAAAAACTCTAGGGGCTCGTTTAAGCCATGATTGATCCCGTCTCAGCTATTGCACTTGCTACAAGCGCCTACAAAGGAATAAAAAAAGCCGTTGAGGTTGGGAAGGAAATTTCCAGCGTCACGGGAGCTATCTCTCAGTTTGCCAAGGCGTCTGCTGACATAGACTTTCTTGAGAAGAAGTCACAAAAACCGTCCATCTATCATAAGTTGTTTTCCAATACTGAGGCCACGGCTTTAGACATCTGGTCTGCTAAAAAGAAATTAGAGCAACATCGTACCGAGCTAAAAAACCATATCTCTTGGACGTATGGGCCTTCGGCTTGGAAAGAAATTGTTAGGATAGAGGCTGAACAACGCAAGCGTCAAAGAGCTCTGGTATACGAACGGCAAGAGTTTATAGACAATTGTATTAACGCAGTAATCATAACTGTAATTACTATCATCGGCCTTGGAATAGCGGGTGTTGTGGTTTA